TAAAAGATGGTGGAGCAACACTAACAGATAACATAACATTTAGTGCATCTGGTAAGGGCATACACTTAGGTGTAACTACTGCAACTGCTTCTAACCTATTAGACGATTATGAAGAGGGCAACACTTCTGATATTACTTTTAGTCCTGGTAGTTCAGGTTCAATATCATTTACTGACGGATTTAGACAACTGTCTTACACAAAAGTTGGCAGACTAGTTACAATTACAGGACTGTTAAAAATATCAGGCGTGTCAAGTCCATCTGGCGCTCCAACTTTTTCTCTACCTTTTGCTCTTGCTTCAAACAGTGATACTGGAGAAATAGTTAGAGGGCATGGTTATGTAGTGAATGCAGCAGCAGCAGAAAACGGTGATGGCGGTTTAATAATTGATGTGCAAACTGCTGGCTCTGCAACAGCAACAGTTTTTAAAACAGATAATACAACAAACGGATTACGAGATTTTGATTCTACTTTTGCAACCGCCTCAGCAGAAATAAATTTTTCATTCTCGTATTTTTCGGCATAATTTAAAAGGAGAAAATAATGTCAATAACAAAAGAAAAAATAGTGGACAAGGTTGAGGTTGTAGGACCTTACAGTTGTTTGCAAATACGCTATGCTAATATAATTAAAGAAGATGATAAAGAAATAGGTCGCACTTATGAAAGAGAGGCTCTTGATTGTGGTTCAATAACAGGCAATGATAACACTTGGGTTGATACAGATGTATCTACTAAAGATGATAAAATTAAAAATATTGCTAATGTGGTATGGACACAAACAGAAAAAGACGGACTTAAAGCTGCATTAATTAAAGCTAAAAACTAATGGAACAAGAAAACAGAGAAGCTATTATCCGTATAGAGGGTAAGCTAGAACTGTTAGATCAAAAACTAACAACTCTGAAAGACAATGGTTTATAGGAACTACTGTTTTCTTACAAATGTGCTACCTAATTATACGTACCCTCATGTAGCCTTGCACCTCTAGTGCAAATCAAGTACAAATTCAAGCATGAAAAACAAGTGCATACTGGTTATATCAGACACGCATTGTCCATATCACCACCCTGATTTACTACCTTTCCTTTCTTCTATCAGGCGAAAATACAAACCTGATAGGGTGGTGCATATTGGCGATGAGTGTGACAAGCACGGATTAAATTTTCATGGGCAAGATAGTGACTTGCCAAGCGCAGGTGATGAGTTAGAACAAGCAAGAACAACAATACATGAGATTGAAAAACTTTGGCCTGAAGTAGACTTGCTACACTCTAACCATGGATCACTTGCATACAGGAGAGCTTTCAAAGCAGGACTACCCAGAGCATATATGCGTGGGTACAACGAAGTATTAGAGGTTGGTCCTGGATGGAAATGGCATAACGAACTTACTATCCGATTGCCAGATGGTAATGACGTACACTTTCATCACGGTAAATCAGCAAACATCATGACTGTTGGACAAAAGCAGGGAACCTGCTACGTGCAAGGCCACTACCATACAAAGTATGGCATATCATATTGGGGTAACCCTTCATCGCTTTTGTGGGCTATGCAGGTGGGATGTTTAATAGACAAAGACTCACTGGCTTTTGCCTACGACAAAGTATTTAAAGACAGGCCCATAATAGGCTGTGGTATAATTATTAACAGTCAGCCAAAATTGTTACCAATGGTGTTGAATAAAGGTGGAAGATGGAATAAATTGTGTCCATGAAGACACTGGACAAGCAAATAAAAGGCGATCACTACAAAAGATTTATCATACAACCTGCTGAGTTTATCAATGCTAATAATCTAGCATACGCAGAAGGCAACGTAATTAAGTACGTTTGCAGGCATAAATACAAAGGTAAAAAAGAAGATATAGAAAAAGCTATACATTACTTAGAAATGATAATAGAAAGAGATTATGAGTAACGTGGTTCGAATGTCTATTCCAAACAGGATGAGATCCGTAAATGTTCGTATGCTGATTGACGATATGCCAATCGTTGCAACAATGGATTATATGCTATCTGATACAGGCATTACACCTGTTGCAGTATGGGTAAAGACAAAAAAATCAGAGTCCACTTTAGATCGAGAGTTACGCAGCTCTGGCAAGGCAGTGTCCTTGCTGTTGCAGTATGGTTGCTCGATAAAAGAAATATCAGAAACATTTACTAGAGATAGCATTATAGGATCTGTTGTATGGTATTTATACAAAAACTTAGAAGATATTTTACAAGGCGAACAGCCTGACAAGTTACCAAAACTATCTACACAACCGTCAGGATATACAATTAAATAACATAGGAGGTTTCAATGGGTATTCCCTTTGAGATGATTACTATGCTTGGCTCTACCGTACTGGGTGGAGTGATGAGCATTTGGTCACAAAGTATTAAAGCAAAACAAGCACAGCAAAAGATGATGCTTGAGAGAGCTGAAGTTCAAACAGCAGCTTTCAGAGAAGCAAGAGAATATGAGAACGTAGGTTTTCAATGGACACGTAGAATAATTGCATTGACTGCAATATTTGCAATTATTGTATTGCCAAAGATACTACCTTTGATAGATCCACAGGCGCAAGTTATTGTAGGGTACTTAGAATTTAAACCTGGGTTCCTTTTCTTTGAAGGCAAAGAAGTAATGCAATGGGTTCCTATGGCAGCTAGGGGTATTGTTATAACACCGCTTGATACAAATTTAGTAGCAGCAATAACAGGTTTATACTTTGGTGGCAGCTTAGTTAAAAAATGATTTGGATTATATCAGCCATGATGTGGTATGAAGATGTAGATAAGCCTATCTACACTGACTATATGCTTAAATCATTTGAAGCAAGGCAGGAATGTTTAGACTTTGTTTTTTGGAACAAGGTAGAACTGGTTATGGAACTTGCAGAAGAGAAAGGCAATTACGATGGCAAACCACTCAAGACATGGGCCTTTTACTGTGAGAATAGAGAGCTAGAAGAAGTATGAAGATAAGTGAAAACACGGCTGTCTCCATGCCGATGCGTAATTTAATCTCAATAATTGGAGCAGTAGCCGTAGGCTGTTGGTTTGGTTTTGGGGTTATTGAAAGACTAAATATCATAGAAACAGAAATACAGCTTATGCAAGCTGACCTAGAAAAGAATACTGAGTTCAGAATTAAATGGCCAAGGGGAGAGCTGGGTTCACTGCCAGCCGACTCAGAACAATTTATGTTGATTGAATATATTGGTACACAAATAGAGGCGATTGAAGAAGACTTGAAAGATCTACCAAAAGATAGATCACAAGACCTTACCATAAACTTTTTTGAAGATCGTATTCTAAAACTAGAGGATGCTGTAGAGGATTTAAAAGATAAGGTAAGACATAATGGAAACGATTAAAGTAGTATTTGCAATATTAATGATACAGAACGGATCAATCATTGAGTATGTTCCGACTGACGGCATGACCGACTGTTTGAAACAGCGCAGAGTTATTGAACGTAACATCGGAGCTAATCAAGATGGTATGGTAATGCAATGCAAAGAAGTAAAAGCAGAGCTGTATGAAGATATGGGCAGACTTAAAATTAAAAAGATATATGACTAATGAGGAGAGAAAAAAATGTTAAACTTGGAAACTGTGAAAAGTGCGGTAAAGAAATTTTTAGGTTCGGCACTCCGTTTGTTGTGGAAGAAAGCAACATCATCCATAAAAGGTATTTGTGCCACGATGCTTACAAAAGCAAAGAAGAAGATTGCTTCACTTCGTACATCAGGCCGTGACTAAAACTTAAACATAAAAAATCTTTTCAGTATTTCTGTTGGATCAATATCATCTTTGTGTAATACATCTCGATAGAGATTGAATACCCATTCAGGATCTAGGTTTGCCATATTGCATACCATCTGAAACTGATCGTCTTGTTTCTCGAACCACATCCGAGCTTCAACACAGTCAACTAGGTTTAATGTTCTTTTCTTTGATATTTTGAAATCTTTACTATCTACAAAATCGTAGTAGGTTTGGTGGTTTAGTGCCTTACGTTCAACAATGCTTACATCGTTGAAATCCATACGTGAGTCATGTAAAGCCACTATAATAACAGAGACCCATAGTTGGGTTTCTGGTGTCATTTCTGGTTTGTTCTGCTGATGTTCTTGTTTTG